GTGTTGTCTAAACAGACAATACACGATATATCCCAAGGCGTCGAAGACTGCTCTTTTTTAGTGACAAGTGACAAGTAAAAATTTTTTGCAAAAAAATATTTGGTAGTTTCAAAAAAAGCCGTACCTTTGCAACGTCGAAACAAGAGCAACACTTGTTTAAAGTTGCAAAATACCATTATAAACCTATATCCGTGAAGGTGTCGTATAGCCGTAATGCTATACAACAAAAAGCGTAAGCTCTTGTTTCGACAACGCCCACTCACGGATTCTTTATTTTATATACTATGTCGAAACAAGTAGAAACCACAGAGACAATGCTTCCGACTGCGGAGGCCTTGTATCCCCAAAAACCACAGACACCCCGCTCCAAAGGGTTATTGGAAGACCTCTACGAGGAGGTAGCCAAGGAGTATTTTCAAGAAATTCTTCAGGAAGCTCACGGAGAATGTGTGATCAAGGTAGGTTCCAAGAAGAACAGCTATACCGGAAAGATTACCGATGAATGGCGTATCTGTGCGCTCCATCAGGAGGGCAAGGGAAAAACTTTTGCCACAGCTGTACTCTCGCTCTATGGGGCTATCACTTATGCTAAAGTAAAGGAAGGAGGTGTGCTATGAAAGGAAACACACTACCACGCCCGCTGAATGAAGTACTCGGGAGAAAGCTCGCCTATTGGATCGCCGAGATAAATGGCAGGTTAGACCACGAGGATGATTTTCAGGAAAAACTCTTGCAGTTCCCTAAGCTATTGGAGGACTCAACTTTTTTTGACAAGGAAGAGGAAGCATTTATCAAAGATATGTTTCTGCACATGCTCTCGCTGACCTTTATCGTGCAGCGGCACAGGGAGGAAATAGAGTTATTCTACGAGGAATACAACAATTTAGGCTGTTAATAAGAAAGCGTATGGAAGATTACACAGAAGAGATTCGGGAGCTGATAGGGAGGTATTACAGCCCTATAGCGACCACCGATAGCTGGATATGTACTTATAAGAGTACCCTTGAGCTGCTGGCTATGGTAGTGGGGGTGATCCCCACTACCCCAGTAAGCGAACACGATATCTACGAGCTGATGAAAGAAATAGGTTTTGCCATAGAACTGGTGGAGCAGGCCAATCAAGAAGCCTTCTTATGGAAATTATACAAGATGGATGTGTCATAACTGAAAGCCCCTCTTTAGGAGGGGCTTTTCTTTATAAAACTTTAACACATAGAACACAAAAATACTTACAAAAATATTTGCACGATATAAATATATATCGTATCTTTGCAGTGTCATTGAAAGTCAATGATGAAGTTCTTACTTCTATTGTGTAATCAAAATTTGAACTATGTATTTTGAAATTAGATTCAAATTTGAAAGACTAAAAAAAGGCTGGTCATTCCTCGTAAGAATAAGAGCCAGCCTAAAAAAACTACTCAGTTTTTTCTTTTTTAGTTAAACAGAAGCGGGAGGGTGCAAGCTCTCCCCTTCTTTAAAATGCAAAGATACTAAATTTTATTGATCATGGAAACACTTATTAAATTATTTAGGAATATTTTTTCAAGAGAGCCATTTTCTCAAGAAATAGTCATTAGAATCTCTTGGGAACAAGTATTGTTTATTCTTTTATTTATAATAGTTGTATTATGGGCAGTACTGAGATAAGAGCGCAAGTGCTATCTATTGTTGAGACATTTGGCATGAAAGGTAAAGTAGTGGCCAAGGCGATGGGAATCACAGAAACCACTTATAATATGAAGAAAGTGCCCACAGAGAATGGCCATTGCTTCAACGAAAAAAACCTGAGAGACTTGGTGACCTATATCAAGCAAGAAGCGGAGAAATTGAGAATTAGTGACAAGTAACTAATGATTAACAAAAACTTAAAAGCAATGGAAACAAAAGTAACAGACATAGAATTGCGTAAAAAGCAATTAATAGCCGAGGAAAAGGAGTATTGGATGGTTATCGGTGGGCTTGTGGTGATCATAGGCTTTGTAGTTGGTTTGGTGCTGTGGATAGCGGGGGTGGTGCGCTGGTGGGGTGCCTTGCTGATCCTTGTGGCCACGGTGGCGTATTCGTACTATACGGATGTGATCGGCAAGCGTTCGGCGGATCGTATCCGAGCCATACAAGACGAGGCGGGTTTTGACCGAATAAAACAGCGTGATCGGGCGCGTGGTCGCTTGGGGCGTGTGGTACTCTTTCTGGCCTTTGTGGGGATGTTTTCCTTTGGGTTTTACCTGTTTAGCCAGTATACAGATGCAGTACTAGGGATGATCGTTGTATTTACATACTTTGGCGTATGCTTCCTTATCGCGAGGTACTTATGGCGACAGCTTGTAGGGTGATGAGTGCCCCTAACTCCCGAAGGGGGCAAGGGGTTAAAGAAAATAGTCCTTTCCGATGTGGAAAGGGCTTTTTATTTTTGCGGGGTTAGTACCTAAAGCCTAACATCTAAAACCTATAAAAATGGCAAAGACAGTCAAGACGGATTTGGTCATCACGATCAATGGGAAACAGATAGAAGACAGCTTCACAGGGATATCCAAGGAGGTGAAGAAATTGGAGAGAGATCTGAAGAACCTTACCCCTGGGACGGAGGAGTTTAAGAAAAAAGCGGAGGAACTGAAGGAGGCTAAGGCGCAGTTTGAACGAGTCAAAGGAGAAGTACAACAAGCTATGGCGGCACTTGATCAGGTAACAGGGAGTGCCGAACGAGCAGGCTCCGCCCTTGAGGCAGCGGGGCGCAAGAGTGAGGGCTTTTGGTTGGGAATAAAGCAGATAGTTACAGGGAACCTGCTTACAAGTTTTCTGGGAACGCTTGCAGGCACGGCTAAGGATTCGGTAGGCGAACTCTTGGAAATCTCCGATGCGATGACGGGGGTCGAAAAAACCTCAGGGCTTGCCGCTGAGAAGGTACGCGAACTGTGGAATGACTTCGACGAGCTGGACACCCGTACAGGGAAAAAGGAGCTGCTGGATATTGCCCAGATCGGAGGGCGCTTGGGGATTACGGACAAGGAGCAGCTCAGGGAATTTACCGAGGAAATAGATAAGATCTATGTTGCCCTGGGGGATTCGTTTCAAGGAGGATTGGAAGCGGTAACCACCAAGGTAGGCAAGCTCAAGAACCTATTCGAAGAAACCAAAAATCAGAACTACGGGGAAGCGCTGAACGCCATAGGCTCGGCGCTGAACGAGCTGGGCGCCAATGGTACAGCCAGCGAAGAGAATATATCCGATTTTGCTACCCGTATAGGACAATTACCCGATGCGCTCAAGCCAACGATCGCGCAGACCTTGGGCTTAGGGGCGGCATTCGAAGAATCGGGAATCGACGCGGAGATCGCCTCCAGTGGATATTCGCGCTTTATGAGCGTAGCAGGGACGAATGTAGAAGCCTTTGCCAAACAGATGAAGATGTCAGCCGAGGAAGCCAGGGCGCTCTTTGAGACCAAGCCCGAGGAGTTCTTCTTGCGATTTGCCCAAAGTATGAATAACTTAGGGGCAGAAGGCACAGCGGAGGTACTCAAGGGCTTAAAGCTGAACACACTGGAAGTACAGAAAGCTATAGGGGCAGCAGGCGCCAATGCGGATCGCTTTCGGGAGATGATGAGCTTGGCTGGTGAGGCGATGGAGGAAGGCACCTCCATACAAGAGGAGTTCAACAAGGTCAATAACAACACCGCAGCCATCTGGGAGAAGATCAAAAAGGTATGGAAGGAAACCTTTACCAGCACTTGGATACAAGGTTTTTTCTCCTATATTATCCAAGCATTGGGCTGGCTTACTGGGGTCACGAGCAAGGCAGGCGATGGAGTGAAGGTATTCAGGGAGCGCATTGCCTTTTTGCTGAAGACCTTAGGGGTATGTACTGCGGCTGTGGTAAGCTATAAGGCAGCGGTGAGCATTGCCGCGGTGGCCACTAAAGAAGCGTGGCAGCAGTCGCTGCTGTATAATGCAGCGCTGAAGGTGAAGACGGCGTCAATGCAGGCGGGCAGAGCTGCGGCGCTGCTGTTTTCGGCAGTTATACAAGCTCTTTCCTTGAACTTTAAAAAGGCAGGAGAATCCATGCAGGCCTTTAACGCTATTACGAAAGCCAATCCTTGGGGATTGGTTGCGGCAGCGATAGGGACTGTAGTGACATATATGGTATTATTCAATAGAGAGCAGAAGCAGGCGCTTA